CTGGGTCGTGTCCATGGGCTGATGGATAAGGTGGACATGGCCATCGCCGGGTGCTTTGAGAAGGACGCGACCACCGGCAAGCTCGTTCCCACATTCACGATCAAGACCACGTCCGACTTCGTAAAGCTGATAGGGGCACAGAAAGACCTCGTGTTCCTGCAGCGTGACGTGACGAGGAAGCCAGGCAAGTCGGATGCCAAGTCGGATGGTAATACACAAAAACTCGCAGACGTAATAAACATCATACAAGGACTATCGAATGAACAACAAGTTAAGTTCCTCCGAGGCGGGGCTGTCCCAGCTGCCAAAGGAGACAGTGCTGGAGATACAGGAAGCGTACAGGACGCAGATTATACAGACGTTCCTGGACCGCCCAGTCAAGAGTAGGGAGGAGCTGAAGCTATTCCTCGCCGCCCTCCAGCAACCCGTAGTCGGCGACAGGGTGATCTGCGGCAACCCGGAACACAACGCGCCCCTGGATGTGTTGTTTGACGTGATATCGGGGCGGGTGCTGTACTTTGTTATATGGGCGTCGAGGTCAGGGTCCAAGACGTATCTGTTCGGCGGGTTGGTGACCTGGGTACGGTCCTGTATCCTGCCCCGCTACACCACAAAGATACTCGGGGGTAGCAAGGAGCAGTCCGAGCTATCCTACCGGGCGATGTCGGAGTTCCAGCGCATCACCGACCCCAATAACGTCCGATGTCATAACCTTATGAAGACCAAAGCCGAATACACCAACGGGAGCGAGGTTGGGATTTCCACCGCCTCCATGACCTCGGTGAGGGGCCCCCACCAACAGAGCCTACTCCTTGACGAAGTGGATGAGATAGACGAGGACGTGTATGATGCGGCGCTATCCCAACCCCAAGCCCTGTACGGGCATAAGGCGTCCCTGGGGATGTTCTCCACCAACCACAACGTTGCCGGCCAGATGGACAGGGCGATCGACAACGCCACTAAGCATGGTCATGGTGTATACAAGTACTGTGTATGGGAGACAATGGAGTCCTGCCGCGACTACTCGTGCTCGAACTGCCCCCTGTCCGCGATATGCCCGGGTGGCCAGATGAAGTACGCTAACGGCTACTACAAGATCGAGGACCTCGCCAACAAACTCACCACCATATCCACGTCCACGTTCTCCCGTGACTGGCTGTGTGTGAAGGTGGGACTGGGCGACACCGTGTACGATCAGGAATGGGATGAGAAGATCCACCTCACAACCGTCCCCCTGCGCAAGGACGAGCCAGTCGTAATCTCCCTAGACTGGGGTGGGACTGACCCGTTCAGCCTCGGCGTCTGGCAGCGCGCCCCCAAGGACAAGACGTTCTTTGGCGTGGAGTGGGTACGGGTCACAGAGCTGTATCTGACCTCAGAAGAAGCCTCCACCACCAACCAGCAGCTAATCAAGCGCGCGAAACTGGCACCGTGGTGGCGGCTGATCCGTGAGGCGGTCCCGGACAACTCTCGCCCCGACCTCATAGAAGAATGGAGGGCGGTGCTCCCCCGCGCCACCTTCACGGTCATGGAGAAGCGCACAATAGACGAGGGCATAGAAGCAGTAAAGGACGCACTCGCCCCCATAACCGGCCCGCCCAAGTTCATGGTGAATGTGGGGTGTGTCAATACCCGGCGCGAAGCCACCATGTACAAGATCAAGAACGAGAAACCTGTCGACAAGCACAACCACACCTGGGATGAGATCCGGTACTTTGTCTTGGCCAAGATACGGCGCGCAGAAGACTCCTACTTCGGGGTCATCGACAGGGATGTGTCCCCCACCCACTAACGGGTCAGGGGCATGCAGTTCATTTTCCTCTTGACAAATGATGTTCCGTCACTTACATTGGTGGGTAATCCGTTACCCACACGCGTAAGTACTTACCCAAGGGCGGAACATGAATTTTATGCCAACCCTATTCGGGCGGTCCATGCAGATCAAGGAGCTACGGCGTGAAAACGTAGTACTCCAAGCCTCCGCAGACGACCGTATCAAGCAATCCGACAGTACGATAGTAGTGCTGAAGGACCACATCGGCAACCTCAACGTAACCCTCCAAGCAGCAACAGACGCCCTAACCAACTCCTCTGACATATCCAGTAACAAGGTCTACACCGGCAACTATTACAAGACGTATGTCGGGCAGGTGTCCGCCCTCCATAACAAATACGGCCTCGCAGCCGACTGGGGGTGTATGACCCTCAAGAACATCGTAGACGTCCGTGCCGCCTTCATGATCGGTCGCGGTATACGGGTTGTGAAGCGCGCGTCCTTCAAGGGCGACGCCACCCGTGAACTCGAATGGCTACGGGGCTTTGTCAAATACAATAACATAGACGAGGAGTCCCCCCAGGACTGGGCGATAGGCACTGAGCTGGAAGGCAAGGTGCTGTTGCGGCTACGGGCTGTACCCAACACTGACAAGAAGGAAGACAGGATACGGGTACTGTATGTGCCGTGGCAGAAGCAGCAATACACGGTGGCAGCCGACATACCCGACTACTACACGTACACGGACGCGTTCTATACGGGGACGCAGGAGTTCACCACTGCCCCGGGCAAGACCAAGTCCGTGAACACGTCCTTTGCCCTGACAGCGGAGGAGTTTGTATACAGGCGGTTCGGGGGATCCGCGTATGAAATCAACGACACCCCACCCAAGTCCGCATTCGTAATTCGACACATAGAAGACCTCGACAAGGAACTCTGGGACTGGCGGAAGATCAATAACCTGTTCGCCGCCCCCACCCCGGTGTTCGAGATGGAGACAACCGACGGGGCAAAGAAAGTCCAGGGCCGCATTGATAGTAAGAACTGGACTATTGGGAAGGGTATTGCTATTGCCGGCGGTAAGCTGGTATTGGTACAGGCAGACAGTGGTGGCTCCGAGTCCATCCAAAAAGCGGCAGAAGCAGACGTCCAGGCAATATCCGGTGCCACGGGCGTCCCCGTGCATTTCCTTGGTCACCCCGAACTCCTGTCCAACCGCGCCACGGCGGAAAATCTCCTGGAACTGATCGAGCTCTCGACCGGCAAGGAGCGGAAGATATGGGTGGGGGCGTATGAGGAGCTATTCCAGAAGGCCATCCTCATGCACAACGAGGAGTTCCATGGCAACCTCAACCCCGAGGCTGTAACCGCAGAAATACCATTCACCTCCAGCCAGAACCTCAACACCATAGAAGAAGTATACCTCCCCATGTACGTGGAGGGGGCAATGTCACTCCAACAACTTCTCAGCTATGTTGCTGAGTTGGATGTGGAAGTGGAAGTCGAACGCATAAAGGAAAACAAGACAAATGATCTCGCAGCTAACAAGCAGCTTGCAGGCAATGGAGGACTCGGAAATAGCCCAGATGGTGGACGCCAACTGGCTGGACCGAGTAAAGGCGGGCGGTGACGCTCACCCCATAATCAAAGCCTTTACAGTTGCGCACGAAGGTAATTCTGAAAACATATCACTGGACGGGGTGAGGACGCCTATCCAGTGGATGAGGGACGCGATAGGCTGGATTAAGGAGAAGATCCAACTCCACACGCCGGTATTCAACCACCACGGAGCCCCCGGCGATAACTCACATGAAGGGAGAGTGTCGATCGGAGAGATTGTGGGCAAGAAGCTCACCACAGTAGGTAATAGGGTAGCAACTATTGCAGCATTGTATATATATCCGCAGTACCGCAACCTGCCTTTAGATGTAGCGAGCATCGAGGCGGACATCACGTATGCCAGAGAGGGCGACAGAGTCTGGCCTACGGGAATAAAACAAATCACGGGGATTGCCCTTGCCAGCTCAGACCTGGCCACGCCGGGCTTTCCACACGCAACATTACTCGGGAGCATAGCAGCTTTCGCAGCAGGAGGAAGTACAATGACAGTTGAAGAAGTCAAGACAGCAGTAGGAGCACTCAGCATCAAACCGGAACAGTTATTCTCAGCAGAAGTACTGACAGGCAGTGAGGCGGTCAGAGGATACATTGCGCAGGAAAAGAAGGACACCCGTGAACATGCTCGGCGCGTCACAGAGGAACGTGATAAGCTGCAGCAGTCCAACGATGTCCTTCAGGTCAAGTACGACACCGACATAGGTGCGCTACAAGTCAAGAGCATGGCGTCCCAGAAGTCAGTCGTATTCGATGTGATAGCGACCGAGCGCAACCTCCCGGACGTAGAGAAGCAGTTTGCGTCCAAGACCCTGCGCCACTTTAGTACCACCGCCACAGACGAGGCTGGCTACAAAGCCGACCTCAACAAGTTCGTGGACGGGGTGCTGGTGGACTTCACGGGCCTGAAGCCAATCTTGGGGATTAAGGTGGAAGAAGGGAAAGGTGACGGTAATGCAGGAGACGATGCCGCTAACCAAGCAGCATCAGCAGCTGCCAAATCTGCCCCAAGCACATTACCTGACGGCAGGGATTTTATTCCTGCACAGGAAAAGGGAATGCTTGACCCGGAGAAGAACCCGCTCCTGCCTCGATGATATAAACAGCAACGAAGGAGAAGACAATGGCATGTTCAATTCGCAGCCCACAAGAAGTCTGCCAGAACTTTGAGTACACAGCACCCTCTGGCGGGTACGTCGCGTGGACTATGTATCTGATTAACGACACCGTCTGTGTTAACAAGGCAACCACGGCAGTAGGGGAAGAAGCAGTCATGTACTATAATATCCCCAAGGTTATCGTGGACTGCCTGACCATCACAGCCGGCAATATCGCTAATTATGATGAGGGGTCGAAGGTGTATTTTGATTCGACCAACAACCGAGTAACCCACGTATCCGCCGCTTGGCAGTTGTGTGGGATCGTGACAGTGCGTCCAACAGCGGACGACACCACTGTTGAAATTCAACTCGATGGCATGCTCGGCATCGTAGCATAGCCCAGAAAGGGGTAACTGAAATGGGATGGAAAGGTAAGATTGTCTCTGACTGGGGAGAATTTGAGAAAGCAGGCGGTCGTCATAGCCCAGTAGCCTGTGATATGTTCGAGGGAGCACTGCAGGCATACATGATGGACCCGGTACGGCCGGAAGTACGAGCCATAGCACAGGCATTCGCAGCCACCGGTGATATGATAGCGGCCAAAGCACGACTGCAGGCGTATGCGACATCAGCGGACTTCCCAACCTCCGTGTTGGAGGTGCTGAAGAAATACCAGCAAACCACATACTTCGACACCGCGTACGAGGAAGTATTCGACATGCAGGATTTCCGAAACAGCGGCAGAAACGGGTTTGAGATCCTCGATGTAGTGGATGCTCTCTCGTTCCGTGTTGTGACGGAAGGCGCTAAGGCGAAACTGTACGGCATGACTGGGGAGAAAGAAACGGTATACTTCGATATGTACGGAGCTGGACTGTCATGGTCACGCCGACTCTTCGATGACCGGGAATACTGGACGATCGAGAATAATGCGATTGCATTCCGTAACAAGTGGTATTCCAACAAAGCAACCAATTTCTACACACTCATAGATGCCACCACCAACAACACAGCATGGTCGGCAGTGACGCCCGCCGGTGTACCTAACACCAATGAGAACTACGACTGTATACGTGACATTAACACCATAAACACCGCAGCCCAGACAATCCTGTTAGCGGTGCGGAACAAAGGTTATGGAGTCACACCCGCCACGCCATTTATCATACTGGCACCCGTGCAGCTCAAGCAACGGCTGGCAAGAGCACTGGCGATTGTACAGCAACCGTTCGCGGGCAGCACACCGCGCCAGCAGTACACCATCACACCGTACTACAGTCTGCAGTTAGCTTCTGCTTCTGTGTACTACGTGATACTGCCGAAACAGAAACTGATTGGTGCGGACAGGCAAGACCTCACCATCTTCACGAAATTCGACGAACTCTCCTACTCCGACCACGCAGTCGGATGGGGACGATACGCAGGAGTTATAGGCGACACAGACCAGATCGAGCGCTGCTCCACATCCTAACCAACCACCAAGGGGTCGGGGTAAAACCCGGCCCTGCTACAAAGTGAGGGGCACAATGGGGAAAATAATTCGCATCAGCGATCTGGGACGCGTGCACATACCGGAAGTCGAGCCAATCAAGAAGTCCACCATGGTACGTATGGAGGACGCGAGAAAGACCAAGCCCATCCTGACCATACACGATAAGCTGAAGAATCAGCCCCGTCGACTCCGCACACTCGTACACCCGCGTGGCATCCCCCAGGAAACTCCAAGAAAACGCCTACCGTTAGCTGCATTTGACGATAGGTTTTCCAAATCAACCAACTTCTGGTCGCGCTTTAAGAAGGGCTCCTGGAAGGGCAGACGATGCTTTATTGTGGGTGGAGGACCATCATTGAAGAACTTCGACTGGGGGCTGCTGAAGGGCGAGCTGTCCATCGGCATCAACCGCGCCTTCGAGAAATTCGACCCGTCCATCATGTTTTGCATGGACACCCGGCTTTGGGGCTGGGTGGTCAGGGGCGACTTCGGGGACGAGGCCCGCACCCGGTACGAGAACTTCCGCGGACACCGTGTCTGGGTGGAGAGTCCCTCGTTCCTGTTCCCGGACGACATCACGGTCGTACCCCTGCGCGACATCAGTCCATGCGGGTCCAACTCAGGCCACGCCGCAATCAACCTCGCAGTCGACCTCGGCGCCAGCACCGTATATCTCCTCGGCTTCGATATGAGGGGCGACAGCAAGGGCGGACAGAAGTGGTGGCATGAGGGCTACCCCAGCACACAGTCCGAGGGCGTGTACAAGACGTTCATTAAGGCGTTGAACGACGACGCCCCGCGCCTGTCCAAGACCAAGACATCCGTAGTCAACCTCACCCCGCGTTCTGCGCTAAAATGCTTCCCGTCCAGCACCATCCAGACCATACTGGCAGCGGACAAACACCCAGACCGTCCTCTGGTAGTGTCCTTCTATACGGAGAACACCAGCTACGAGAAGGAAGCCAACCGCATGATAAAGTCCATCACCAAGTTCGGACTCGACTACGATGTCGTACCCAAGCCAAACTTCGGCGGCTGGAAGCGCAACACCTACTATAAGGCGCAGTTCATGAAGGAGATGCTGGACAAGCACCCAGATCGCAACCTCCTGTGGCTGGACGCGGACTCCGCCATGGGGCAGTACCCAACCCTGTTCGACAACGCCACAGCCGACATCGGGGTCTTCATAGCCGACTGGGGCAAGATTGGCAACATAAAGCACCGCATTACGGACAAGAACTACATCACCAACCGGGAACTCATCTCGGCCGTGGTCTACATCGCGAACAACCCCCGGGCGCGGGCAGTCATCGACGCCTGGATTGTCCTCAACAAAAAGAACTACGGCAAAGTCCCCATGGAGCAGGAGAACCTACTCCGCACCCTGGACGGCTGGAAGCGACCCCTGGAAGTCCTGCACCTGCCACCCTCTTACTGCCAGGTGTTTGACATCATGGCACACCTAGGCGACCCCGTGATAGAACAGTACCAAGCAGCCAGACGGTTGAAGCAGGAGGTCGGAGCATGAAGCCGATTGTAGTCTCGTATTATACTGAGAACACCTGCTATGAGAAAGAGGCGGAGGGTTTAAGACGATCTGTCATAAAGTTCGGGTTCGACCATGATATTGTCCCCAAACCCAACATGGGTGGTTGGAGACGGAACACATACTATAAAGCGGAATTCATCCAAGGCATGCTGGGTAAGTACCCCACCCGTAATGTGCTGTGGCTGGACGCGGACTCCGCCATGATACAGCAGCCGGTATTGTTTGATGGCATGAAGGAGGATATTGGCATCTTCATTGCGGACTGGAAGACGTTACCGGGTAATATATGTAAGCGGATGGGCAAGCACGGCGAACCACTTACGAGTACGGACTTCTTGAGTGGCACCCTGTATGTGGCGAACAACCCCCAGGGTCGGGCCGTTATCGCTGCTTGGATCGCCCTCAACAAGAAGAACTTTGATAAAGTAGGCATGGAACAGAACAATCTACGCGATGTAATTAACAACTGGAGTGGGTCTCTAACAGTGAATCACCTGCCGCCCTCATATTGTCAAATATTCGACATTATGGCGCACTTGGGGAAGCCAGTCATCGAGCAATACCAAGCTGGTAGGTGTTCGAGAAAAGAGGTGGGGGTATGAAACTCGATGTAGTGATACCAACCCGCAACCGCCCCAAGCAACTCCACTTGCTGCTGCAGACGCTCAAGGTCGCCCGCACACCCACGACCACGGTATGGGTGTTCTTCGACACCCCGGCAGAAGCGAACGACTTCCGGGTCAGCAACAACTGGTTTGATCCATGGCTGAACGTGCGTATCCTGCAGCGGGAGTTTGCGCCCCCCACTTTCTGGAACGACTTCCTACACCTCATGACGGCAGACGCCATGGTGTACTTGAGTGACCATTGCACGGTTGACATCAACTGCATAAAGGAGATAGAGAATGCTTTCGACAAACATTTTCCAGACTTCGACGGTGTCATTGGTCTCCATAAATCAGACCTTCCGGCTAGTCACGTACAGTCTGCATTCGGTGCAATCGGACGGAAGTATGCTGACCGTTTTAGAAATCGTGAGGTCTGGTGCCCCGACTATAAAGTATTTTACTGTGACACGGAACTCGGTGAGTACGCGGACAGCATAGGGCGCTTCCATTACGAGCGCAAGGCAATGGTGACCTACTACTTCCCCTATACGAAGGCAAATCAGGACAACACCTGGCATTGGAGCCGCCGCAACAAACCGCTCGACATCCAAACCAACAAGGAGCGCCGCACCCGTGGCCTGCTCTGGGGGAGGGATTTTGAACTCGTACGGTAAGACGATCACACTCATCTGCCCAACCCGTGGCCGTCTGGAAGGTGTCAGGCGCCTCCTCAACAGCATCAACCGTACAGCAGCGGACTTCCACAACTTCGAGCTAGTGTTTATATATGACACCGACGATGGCCCAACCAAGGACGCCCTGAACAACTACAAGGACGAGTACACGGCGATCGAGATGCACATACATGTGCGTCCCCACGACGATAACCTGTCAGACGCCTACTACAACTGGGCGTGGAGACAGAAGCTGCTCCATGGGGATTACTACTGGGTGACGGGCAACGATGTGGTGATGGTGACAGACGGCTGGGACACGCGCGTGATCCACGCCATGGAGCAGTACCTGGCCAACAGCCGGTCCCGGGTCTGCTGCGCATTCGCTGCCGACGTCTCCACCAACAAACCCTACCTGGGCTTCAACTGGGGCTGGTTTCCCATCTTCACCAAGGAAGCAGTCCAGACGGTGGGGTATCTGTTCCCGAAGGAATACCCGACCAGCACCGCCGACGTGTGGATGGCGAAGATGTATAGTGCGGCTGGATGCTATCTGGAGATCCCCACAGTCCAGATCGACACAATCTCCCACCGTACGTACAAGGGCGTACCCATAGACAACATCGCTAGAAGCATGGGGGCGAGGGACAGACAGGCAAACCCCCGCAAGGCCGCGTTCCGAAACCGCGGCTACGCAATCGGAGTCGACAGGCTCAGAGAGGCACTGAATGGCAATCGTGCATTACAGACCGGGTAGCAGGCTGGACGAGTACAAGGTCAAGGACGTGGTAGTAGGTGTGCCACTATCAGAACCAGCCCTGAAGTTGTCCCTGTCCACCATCTCAGCTCACACCCAGATCAAGAAGGACAAGTCATGGTGGGATACCACCAACAACATAATAGCCAACTTCGACCCCGGCAAGTTCGAGCCCCTGATTTACTGCAAGCGATGCAACTGGATCGAGAACGGCGGCCATCGCCTGGTCGTGGCACAGAAACTGAACCTACCCGTGGACGTGGAGATACGAGGAACCTGCTACTACGCAATGAGTATGTTTGGGTTCCGCAAGAACTGGAAGCCCCCATGGATGGTCAAGGGCATGATACCGGTCAAGGTCAAGCCGGAGGTGCTGAACGAGCACATCGCCAAGGCGCAGCCCGCCATGCTGGAAGGCATGAAGCTGCAGATCGCATTCAAGACAAAAGCAGAACTGGACATATTCCTGACACTGTACCCATGGGCAGACTGCTGGTGGGTGGAGTTCCACACCCTGGAGGGTACGACATGAACTTATCAGCTGCAGCACTCATCAAAGCAGTCAACACACACGGTGGGTTCGAGCCCAGAAGCTGCGACCTCATCAAGCACGGCGACCTGAAGTGGAAGCAATTCGCCAAACACATCGACTGGAAGGGCAAGACCGTAGTGGACATCGGCTGCCATGTGGGGCTCGTGGCAATGCGAGCCGCAGCGCAGGGTGCAAAGTCAGTAACAGGTTGCGACCTGCGTAAAGACGTGATTGACTTCAACAATACCTTCTGCAAGAAGCACAGGATAGGAAATGCTACCTTCTTCAACTGGGGGTTGTCCGCAGCCGGCCCAGTATTCGACATCGTCCTCTGCCTCGGTGTCATCAACAAGTTCCCGGACGGAGAGTACCAGAAGATGATTGCCAAACTTTGCTTCATGGCCAAGTACACCCTCGTACTCGAAACCTGCTTTAACAACGGTATCTCCACCGGCTACACGGCGTCGGTAAGGCCGCCGGGAGCAGAGTTCAAATATCACACCCGCCCATCAGCGCACTACCTGCTGGGGTTGCTTAGGGACAACGGCTTCACAGTAACCAAGCGCATCAAGTCAGTGGCGTTTGCGGCCAAGGACTTCCGCGAAACATGGATTGCAGAAAGGACCGCCCCATGAAAGAATGGTCTGACAAAAGCAAGTTCAACTCCTTCAACAGCTGGAAGGGGTTGCTGTACGCGGACTGGTATAAGGCGATCGCGGCCGGGAAGTTCCTACCCCCGGTAGAGGCGTCCCTCGACCCGATCCACGCCTGCAATCTCTCCTGCCAGCATTGCAACGCCCACCGGTACATGGACGGACAGAAGATGGAAGCCGGACACCTCTCCAAACTGGTTGCGTTCCTGGGCGAGTGGGGAGTGAAGGCGGTATGCTTCGGAGGCGGGGGCGAACCAACCCTACACCCCAACCTGCCCAACGCCATACTGGAGACCAAGGCAGCCGGCATGGAAGCATCCATGGCCACGAACGGAACCCTGCTGGGTAGAAGCATGGGTCACGTAATCCCACTATGCAGATGGGTGGGGGTAAGTGTTGACGCGGCTACACCGGAAACCTACAAGGTGTTGAAGGGCGTCGACCTGTTCACGCGCGTTATCAACAACATCGAACAAGCAGTCAAGGTCGCGGACGCCTGCGATATCTCGTACAAGTTCCTGATCTCGTCCATCAACCAGCACGAGATCCTAGCCGCCTGCCGCCTGGCAAAGAAGCTAGGTGTGCGGGACTTCCACGCCCGCCCCATGGATTTCCACCACCAAGGTATGGGAGACGAACTGGACGGCAAACTAGCAGGCGTAGACCTCACCCTAATCCACGAACAAATGGAGGCATGTCATGAACTTGAAGATGAGTCGTTCCGGGTGTTCACAGTCGTCCACAAATTCAATCCCGATTTCACGCCGAGTAAGGGCTTTAGTCAGTGTTACGGCGCGCCTCTTGTCATTCAACTGTGCGCTGATGGCAAGGTTTATTTCTGCGTTGACCAACGGCAAAGAGCTGAGTTTGAGCTTGGGAGTCACTACCCAAATCCTGAAAACATCCTCACCTTCTGGGGATCGCCTCGCCACGTACGTATGGCACTCAAAGACGGGCTCCCGAAACGCTGCACAACTCGTTGTACTTTCGGTCAATGGTGCAAGCAATGCGAGGCGCTGTTCGTAAACAACAACGACCCAATGTGCTGGAGGTTTCCATGATAAAGGAAGCAGCAAATCATGTGAGAGTAGAAAAACGATGGGGATGCGAGGTCTGGTGGGCGAACACAGACAAGTACATGGGCAAGACCCTGGTCATAAACCCGAACCAATGCACGTCCATGCACTACCACAAGGACAAGGACGAGACCATGCTGGTCATCAGGGGTGAGCTGATAGTATATGAAGAACGTAATGCGGGTAATGGCAAGGTTAAAGTAAGTAGTAATACTTTCGGTGAAGGTGATACAGTGTATGTTGAGCCTACAGCTCACCACCGCCTGACTGCCGGCCCTGAAGGCGTAACCCTGATAGAAGTCAGCACCCCGCACCCGGACGATAGCGTGAGGGTAAAGCTATGATACGAGATGCCGGCGACATAGTGGACAGGTACTCAATCGCAATACTGAAGCTGGAGCGGATAGGCGCCCCAGAGTCACAGGAAGAGTCTGACCTGTTCGCAGAAGGGTTCTGCACCCTGACCCACCAACACCCGGACATCACCCTGCAAGCGTACCTGGACAAAATGCTGATTATCAACAGCATGATATGGGATCTGGAAGCAGCGGTACGGCAAGGTGCACTGGACGACAACCCCTTGGAAGCAGGCATGCGGGCGATAGAAGTACGGCGCATCAACGCCAAGCGCATCTCCCTCAAGAACGAAATCAACACCCTCACCTCGGAAGGAGTAAAAGATGTCAGACGCGACCACCTCTCAGCTGCAGAATAAAGCCCTCGCCCTCAAGTCCGCCACCCTCAAGATGTGTGGCAAGGCGGGTACGGGGCACATAAACAGCTCCTTCTCCATAGCGGAGCTGCTGTCGGTACTGTACTTCGGAGGCGTGTTGAAGCACGATCCAGCCAACCCGGACAGCCCAGACCGCGACCGCTTCATACTCAGCAAGGGACAAGCGAGCCCCATCCTGTACGTGGCATTAGCACAGGCAGGGTTCTTTCCCATAGACTGGCTGGATACGTTTAACGCCAAGGATGGACACTTCGCAGTCCACCTCCAAAACACTGTCCCGGGCGTAGAGCTCTCCACCGGCAGCCTCGGTCACGGTCTCGGTGTCGCAGCCGGCATGGCCATGGCCCTGAAACTGAACCGCGCCCTACCCCTGGTATTCTGCATCATAGGGGACGCGGAGTGTTACGAGGGCAGCATCTGGGAGTCAGCAGCCGTAGCCGCCCACAACCGCCTCAATAATCTGGTCGTGTTCCTGGACCGCAACCAACTTGGCGCCACGGACTTCACCGAGAACATGTGCGCTCTGGAACCCCTAACCGACAAATGGACTGCATTCGGGTGGGAGGTCGACCGCATAGACGGACACGACATCCTGGCCATATACAAGGCCCTGGGTAATTACCGGGGCAGGTGCTCGACCAAACCCCACATCATAATCTGCGACACCGTCAAGGGTCACGGACTGCCCATGACAGAAAACGCCCCACTATGGCATTCCAGAGCACCGGTAGGAGACGACCTGGTAGCTGCCGAGAAGGAGTTATGGATATGACAATGCGCGACACGTACTTTGGTACAATCACGTACAGGGCGAAAGAAGACCCAACCATCTGCATCGTCACAGCCGATATGTCCGCCCCTGGCTTGGACGAGTTCCGTACCCTGTACCCACACCGGTACATTAACGTGGGCATAGCAGAACAAGCGGCAATACAAGTCGCATGCGGACTCGCACTCGAAGACATGAAGCCGATCGTATTCGCTATACAGCCCTTTGCGTCCCTGCGGTGTTACGAGCAGATAAAGGTGCTGGCGTCCCTCATGAACATCCCCATCACAATAGTAGGAGTCGGCGCCGGGTTCGGGTACGCGGACAGCGGCCCCACCCACCACGCACTCGAAGACCTCGCCATAATGCGGATTCTCCCCCACATGACGGTGTGGAATCCATCTACGCCCTACCAAGCGGCAAGGATGGCAGGGGAAGCCGGCAAGTACCTGCAATACGTCCGCCTTGACAGAGAAGACCTCCCAGGCATGCCCGGGGAGTTCACGGACGACACCCTCAAAGCCGGGTATATAGCGCATAAGGGGCATGATAAGCGCTACATCGTCACCACGAGCAATATGGTGCACCGCGCCCTTGAAGTAGCAGCCGAGGTCGACATTGGCGTGATCGAGATATTCAGAATACCCGCAGACCTCACAGGAAAGCTCCACGGCATGGACGTAATCGTGTTGGAGGAGAACAACATACGCGGCGGCCTATACAGCTACATTGCAGAGGAAGGTGCGGGCAGGATATGTGGTAGAGGTCTTGACCTCTCCACCGGTTACGACTACGTGTACGGCGGACGCGCCAACATCCAAACCCACTATGGACTCAACAAGGAGAGCTTGGTAAAATGGCTAAAATCGGTCTTATAAACCCCACCAGCAAACGCCGCAACTACCAAGGGCTGGCGAAGCTGTCCGCGACCATGCCGCCTCATTGGATGGCGGTAAGGGCAGCCCACCTCCGCAACCAAGGCCACACCGTAACAGTATGCGACTGCGAGGTACAGTGTGCGTTCCCGGAAAACTACACGGACATGGATAGGGTAGAGATCATGCCGTCCGGTGTCCACCCCCACGCCTTCATACACGAGCAAGCCGGAATAGACGCTATCGAGGACAAGCTACTCACGCTGGAAGACAATGGGCGCATAGTCAGCACCGTACTGCAACTGGACTTTGACCCCGGTCCCGTATCCCCGGACTGGGATGGCTTCGACCTCACCAACTACGACTGCCACAACTGGCATGGGTGGGGGGTGCCCAAGCGTTACCCGTACGGGACCTTGGCATCGTCAGTGTCCTGCCCGTACAACTGTGACTTCTGCAATATCAAGAACTATTACAACACCAAGTTCGGGTTCCGGGACCTCGCCCTGGTAAAAGCCGAGCTCACGACCCTCTACAACCAAGGAGTCCGCAACATCAAGATGATGGACGAGTTGTTTGTGGTGAATGGGGAACGGCTGCTGGAGTTCTGCGGGATGCTGCAGGACACCGGCTACGACGACCTCAACATCTGGGGGTATGCGCGCCTCGACTGCCTGATGAAGATGGACTGGCAGGAATCCTGGAGTATCCCTAAGCACTACGGGATCAACTGGCTATGTCTCGGCATCGAAAGCGGCAACCGCACCATCCGCGCCGCCAACGGAAAGGGCGACTACAGCAATGACAAGGTCATAACCCTGGTCAAGACCCTGCACGACCACGGCATAGCGGTCTTGGGCAACTTCATGTTTGGGTTCCCGGACGACACCGCCTCCACCATGCAGGAGACCCTCGACCTCGCAACCACCCTCAACTGCGAGTACTCGAACTTCTACTGTGTGGTGCCGTATCCAGGCACAGAAACAGAACTATACGCCAAGCGCCAGGGCTGGGAGTTTCCCCCCAACCCCTCCGCGTACTCACAATACGCATATGATTTCCAACCACTACCCACCCACACCCTGACAGCCGGTGAAGTCCTCACCTTCCGTGACAACGCCTGGCAGCAGTACCATACCAGCACCGCCTACCTGTCCATGATGAAGGAGAAGTTTGGGGGCGGAGTCGAAGCCGACATCACGGCCATGACCAAAATACCTCTTGAAAGGGAGTTGCTGAAATGAACCCCATATACGTGATACTGGAACTCGGCATCAACCACAACGGCAACATGGCCATCGCCAAGCAACTCATCGACGGTGCAGTCGCTGCCGGCGCAGACGCGGTCAAGTTCCAGAAGCGCACCCTGGACAGGGTGTACACACAGAACTTCCTGGACTCACCCCGGAACAGCCCCTGGGGCGCCACCCAATACGCCCAGAAACGCGGCCTGGAGTTCGACCTGTCCGAGTACCAGGAGATAGACAAGTACTGTAAGCAGGTACGTATGCCGTGGTTTGCCTCGGCCTGGGACATGGACAGCTTGGAGTTCCTCAACCAATTCGATCTCCCACACAACAAGATCGCCTCCGCAATGCTGGGGCACCAAGATTTTCTATTCGCAGTAGCCGGTCAGGGAAAACACACCTTCATCTCCACCGGCATGAGCACCCTGCAGGAGGTCGAGTTCGCCGTGAAGATATTCCGAAACCGCAACTGCCCCTTCACCCTCATGCACTGCAATAGCACGTACCCTATGAAGGACAAGGACGCCAACCTCCACATGATCCAAACCCTATGGAATGAGTTTGACTGCGATGTCGGCTACTCCGGGCATGAGGTGGGCATTATCATCGCAGTCGCAGCCGCAGTACTGGGTGCCACCGCCATCGAACGCCACATCACCCTCGACCGCGCTATGTACGGGAGTGACCAAGCCGCATCCATGGAGGTCAAGGGCATCAAGCAGCTCATCGTGTACATACGCGCAGTAGAATCCGCAATGGGCACCGGAGTGAAGACGTTGACAGTAGCAGAAGCAGCCGTCCGCAGCAAACTGTGGAGGACAAATGATATCCAACAATGAAATAGTAGCGCTGATACCGGCGCGCCCCGGCTCCAAGTCGGTGAAGGACAAGAACATATACCCGATCGGGGGCAAACCCCTGCTGGCGTACAGCGTGGAGACAGCTAAGTCGGTCATAAGCATAACCAGTACAGTGGTCACGACAAGCTCTAAGCGGTACGGGGATATTGCACGCGCCCACGGTGCTGACTGGATCGTGAAGTGCCCGGAACACCTCTCCCTCGACACCAGCATCGACATAGAGTTCACAACCCACTTCCTCCAACTATACGTACGGAAGCTGGGAGCACTCCCAAAGTTCATCATCCATCTTCGCCCCACCACACCATTCCGAAACCCCCACGTCATAGAAACAGCGATCGCCCGCATGATGGCGCACCCGGACGCGACCGCACTCCGCTCCGTCGAGCGCATGCCCCAGTCCTCGTACAAGACGTTCGAGGTGCGGGACGGCTACCTGCAGGGCGTGTTCACGGACTCGTTTGAGCTCGACCCCATGAACGCCAGCCGCCACGACTTCCCGGACACGTACGA